ACGTCTTGGCCGATCAGGCGGTAGTAGTCGAAGTCGCGGTCGATGGTGATTTCGGGCGGTTCCAGGCCGACGTATTCGGCGGCAAAGGCGAAGGCTTGGTTGAGGGCGCTCTCCAGTTCTTGGCTGATGATGGAGAGGACGCTGTTGGATTGGGCTTGGTCGATGCGCTTGGCCTCGGCAGACTCGGCCACAAACTTTTGGCCGAAGAGTTTGGTGACGCCCAGCGTGGACATTTGTTGCTCCAGGGATTGGAGTTCGGCCATCTGGGCGTCGAAGCTGGTGGCGTCGGCCTGCACGTAGTACGCCTTGTTGCCCGGTTGCATGGCGATGGCGTAGTTGACGCCCATCGTTGCGGAACCAGTCGTGTCGTCCCAGCCCTCTAGGACGAGGGTGGGCATGGCGGCAATGTGGAGGGCGTGGATGAGGTCGGCTTGGCGTTGGTAGTGCGTGATGTTGAGGTTGGCGATGTCTAGGAGAGGGGGCTGGGAGATCAGGAGGCCGCGGCGGTTGCTATAGATCGGGACCAGAGGGATTTCCGGGAGGCTGTAGTCGCCGGTTTCGGTGAATTCGACGACTTCTTGGCCCAGTGTGTAGAGGTCGTAGCGGCCCGGGTAGATCACCCGCATTTGCTCGATTTGTTCTTCGCCAAACTCGTTCAGGGGGCGGACGTCATAATCGTGGATGCGGACTTGCAGGAGGCGGTTGGTGCCGGACTCTTTGCGCCAGCCCCAGATTTGGGGGGCGTCGATGTGGACGAAGTAAGGGCGGCGGCCCAAGGCGCGTTCTTCCGCGAGATTGCGGGCTCCGGCCTCGGCGGGGTAGTCAATCAAAATGGCGCTGTGGCCGTAGGTCAGGCTGCTGACCAAAGCGCGGCGGGCGTATTCGTTGATGTTTGAGCCCAGGCCGTCGATGTTTTGGGCTAGCTCCAGCCAGTAGGGGTCGCCTTCGATGTGGATGGGCTTGCGCAGGATGGCGCCAGCAGCAGTTTCGATGAGGCGGCTGGTGTAGGGGCTGAGGACAGAGCGGGCGACGCGGGTGTTATAGGCGTCGTCGTCCTCGCGGGGTTCCTGCGGTAGGTAAGTTTCTGACAGGTCGCGGATGTAGTTCGTGCCGCGGGTGACCGCAGCCATGATGCTCCAGTCCGGCATCATGGCGATGACGTCCAGGTTGCGGACGAACGGGGATTCGCTGACTACAGCTCCAGTTGGCGGGATGTTGGCGCTGTAGACCACGGCTGGACTCCTACTTTGTACCTATTTTGGCAGTAGACGCGGCCTATTACCGTGCGCGAGTGGAATACGCCTGTGCGCGAGCCGTGGAACGCACTGATTAAGCAGGCATTAGATGGGGTAGATAGGCACGTAAAGTTGTATTTAGAGACTGGTGATACGTGGCATCAAGATAAAGCGCACCAGTTGAGGGTGTATGTGGCGGAATTAAAGGGGTGGATTCATGAGCAGGAGGCGGGTGCTGTGCGGGTTTAGTCGTCGGTGTCGTCTTCTTCGTCGTCGGGGTCTTCGATTGGCACCAGCACTTCGATGCCTTGGGCGAGTTTGGTGACGAAGCCGCCTAAGGTTTCGGCTAAAGAAGGGGTTTTGAAGGCGAAGGTGGCGTGGGTGAGGCCGTCCTCAGCGTCGATTTCGATGTGGATGCAGCCGCCCGTGATGGTTTGGATCATTTGGGGCGTTTTTTGGCGGTTTTGGCCGCTGCTTTGAAGGCCGCGGCGGTGGGGGCGCCTTTTGTTCCAGGCTTGCGCATTTTTTCGCCGCTGCCGGCGGCAATGCGCTTCCGTTTGGCTTGAATATTGGAGTAGAGGCCGCGTTTTGTCACTTTTTTGCTCCTTTTTTGCGTTGCATTCCAGCCTCGGACATGGCAATGGCGATGGCTTGTTTGCGGGTGGTTACTTTGCTGCCCGAGCTGGACTTAAGAGTGCCCGTTTTGTACTCGGACATCACTTTTTTCACCTTTTTCTGGGCCTTGGTGGGCTTCTTTGGAGCCATGGTGTGCCAGCAGAGGGGTGTTACCAGACACGATAATTCGTCTTTCCAAGTGTTTCGGGCTTGGCAAGGTTGAAAGTTTGAAGGCAGAGATAGCCAAGAGCGTCAAAAGCATGGTCTACGCCGAGGTTTTTGTTGGGGAGGCCCGTCCCAGGAGCATAGGTGAGGGTGCGGAGGGACTTGATGAGTTCTTTGCAGCGTGGGTGGATGAAGAGGCGGCGGGTTCCAGAGGCATCGAGGAGGGCGGTGTTGACGCAGGTGATCTTGTCGCGGATTTTCCAGGGGTTGCGGGGGCTGGAGACCGTGAAGCCGGATTTGCGGAGGATGTTGTGGTCGGTTGCTCCAACGCCGGCGGTTTTGCGGGCGCCGCCGGTGGGGTCCGGGCAGGCAATAATGCGGCGCTCCACGCCATAGCGGGTTTGGACCTCTTCGCAGAAGTCCCAGGTGGTGGCGCCGCCGGTCATGATGATTTCGTCGAAGACCCAGAGCACGTCGCCCTTTTTGACCGCGCAGATGCCGGACATCGGGTCGATGTTGAAGTCCACCCCCAGCAGGAGGGGGAGGACCGGGAGGTCTTGGACTTGTTTGTCGATGTTGTCGTCCGAGAAACTGATGGCGACGAGGCCGCTGAGGTTTTCGAAGCTGGCTTCGAATTCTTGGCGGAAGGTGCGGGCGTCGAGTTGGGCGCGGGCGGCTTCGATTTCTTCCGGGGGAACGTTGTCGCCCTCGATTGTGGTGAAGCTCCAGCGCGTCCAGTCGCCTGTGGGGTCTTCGTCTGCGTAACACCAGAGGTCGTAGAACCAGCTGGCGGTGCCGTCGGGGGTGGAAATGAAGAGTGCCCAGCCTTGTTTGTCGGCGAGGGCGGGGCGGATGACCTCGAACCAGACGTCGGGGGACATGAAGGCGGCTTCGTCGAGGACGACGCCGGCAAGGCTTCGGCCGCGGAGGGCCATTGCGTTTTCAGTGCCCTTCAGTTCGATCGTGCTGCCGTTGACGAGTTCCAGCTTGAGGTCGGTCTCGTTTTTCGATTTCACCCACGCTTTCGGGACCAGTTTTTTCAGGACTTTCCAGGCAATGTCCTTCGCCATCCGGTATGTAGGGGCCGCGTAGAAGAATGTTTCGCCCGGCCGCTCGATCGCCCCACGCAGCAATTCGATACATGAGAGGTAGCTCTTGCCGAAGCGTCGGCCTGCTACCAATACTCGGAATCTTTTGCGGCTATTGAAGACTTGGCCTTGGGCGTAACGGAGGGTGAGTGCTCCAGCCGATTCGGGCATTTTTATTCTGGGGGGTACCTTCTAGGGTATTACAGGAATTGAACCCCTGCCCCCGGTGTGTAACAGAGAAAGGAGTTGAGGATGTGTCAGTAGGTTCCCTAAGCCCCGATCTGCGCTTAAATATAGCGAACTGTGCCCCCGGTAGTGTACACCGGGGGCAACATGTTCACGGTTAATTATACGTGAGCGCGGCGATGTTGTTCATTGTCACAGCAGCAGAATCAACAGCGCGCCAGAAGGGCCCGCCGCACAGCCTGCCAGAGACAACGGCTGGCGGCATGGTCAGGATGGCCCCCACACTTAGCGTTGGTGATGATGAGGCCGAAAGCGAGATCAGGAATCATGGCGGGGTATGCCTGCGGTTGACCTCTACAGTGTAACAACGGAACAGGCCGGAACCCGGCAATGGGCCGGCCTGTTAACCCGTTGTCACAATAGTAGGATCAGCAGCGTGGGCAGGAGGGGCAGTGCGCCAGCGGCAATCAACCTAAGCGCTCGCATGATTAACCTCAGCAGCGGAAGGATCGATGTAGCGGATCGCATCCCGACAATCTAGAATAACGTTCCGCAGGAAAGATACCATTCTTTCTTTATCTGCAGCATTATCGGAACCTAGATATTTACGGGAGCGGATGTAATATTGAACCGCATCCTGTAGATTTTCAGCGTTACAGTCTCGCAGGATAACTTCGTTCCGATTCTTGTCTGTGAGTTCGATTGTGCGGCTGCTGATGTTAACATTACATCCGTCCGCGTTGTAAGAAACGACAGTGTGAGATTGGATCATTGAAAGTTACCTTTGTTTGGTTTGAAGCGGACTAGGTGTCCGCTTGTGATTAACAATAGAACGGATCCGGCCGGAGGCTAGGGGGTCTGTTGTAAAAGGTTACACTCTATGGTTCAGCGCCAGATCCTTAATAGTGTCCACGTAATCCTGGACAGCATCAAATTGATCTGCCGTGAGGTAGCCGTCGTAATGCAATTGATTCGCGCGGGCAAAATAGATGAGCAGCGCATCAAAATCTGCCGGATCAATCGCTAGGGTCGGGTTCATGGCGTGGTGTGCCGTGGGACTCGCCCATCCTCGCCCCAGAACGCGCCAGCCGGAAAGGTCTTTTTACACTTTGTAACACTACAGCCGCGGGATCCCGGCCGGGCTAGGGTTCCGGCTGAACCTAGGAAACCTGCTCTACTACAGTAGCGTTGTACTGTAGTATCGTACAGCTGTATCAGTACGCCTGGCCTAGCGTACACCTGTACTACAGTACGTTTGGCCTAGCGTACGCGCGTACTAGCCCGCGTGCCAGGCATGAATGGCCAATGAATGGCCAATGAATGGCCAATGAATGGCCAATGAATGGCGTTATGAATGGCCAATGAATGGCGTTATGAATGGCGTTATGAATGGCGCTTATCTTCAACCACAATATTTAACTGAGGGGCCGCGGCTGCAGCTGCTTCAGGTGCAACTTCCCCGACAACAGCGCCGAGGTCTCGCATCAGTAACTGTGCGCTTCCTATTTGACCTTTTCTGATCGCAACATCAATGGCGCGTAGTCTCATTCCCTGCAAACGTGAAACTATACTCTCACGATCTTTCTTCCAATCTTCTTCATTCCACTGTTTTACGGCCTCCCAATCTCTCCAAGCCGTAACTTCGCCGATACTTTCACGATCAGCATGTTCTAGAACTAGCTGCCGAACAGTTAAACCGGACAGCTGTCTCTTGTAAAGTCGCTTCCTACGTTCCTCGATAACCGCGTCAGGGTTACGCTTACCGAAAGGTCGACGCTTAATCTCTACATTCTGCGGCGCATCTTCCGGCGCCACGTTGTTAGCTTCCGGTCGATCGCCCATTGTTAAAATCCGGTCCGTTTGGTTCAATCATAGCCTCACACTAAAAGACCCGGCACGATGGCCGGGCCCGTAGTCTGCAGCGGCGGGACCGCCCCGGTAACAACCCGTCACACTTGCGCCAGTCGCTGATCAATCCTGCGGCGGTTGTTGCCGTGAGCGCGGAACGCCACCACGCACGCCCGCTCCGCCTTGGTGCAGAGTCGGCAAGTCTGGCAGGTGATACCCTCTTTCAGCTGAGCCGGGCAAGTCTGAAAACGGACCCCGTCCGCATCGATCCAGCTACGGCGGCTGTCGTCAGAGGGCACCACGCAAACAGCCGCGAAACCCTCGCGGTGGCGCTGACTTGCCTGGCTTTCGGAATCACAGCTGAGGTTAACCGTAAAGCCGGCCCGGTTGCACCAATCAACCGCGGCAAGATTGCTAGAGGTTTGTACGTGGTGAGTGTACGTGAACGGGCGTAGTTTGGCGCCCGATACCATGGTGCCCACCAGCTGCTGCAGAACGGGCAGGTTGACGGTGCCGTTCAGGTGCGGCAGATCTCCGGCCACGTTCCAGCGCAGCAGAGAGCCGGGGGGCAGTTTGGCGGCGGCTAACTGGTGGCCGAAATCAAGAATCGCGGTGCCGCTCTCGCGGCGATCAAGCTTGCGCCAGTGGATGGCGGTGGGACCGCCGGCCGCGTAGCAACCGCCGCCGTTGGTGTAAGGGCAGGTTGCGGGGCAGGTATCGGAACTCGACAGCGTGGTGGCGATCGGGCCAGTCTTGCGGTTGCTCGAGCGGGCCGTGAGTTTTACGTAAGGGATCATGGTGCCTGGGTGTGGCTGTGTGCAACACTAGCACCGGCAGGGCAGGTACCGCGACCTGCCCTGTTACAACCTGTCACACTAGCCCCAAGATGCGGAGCCAGGAATCAGGATGATCGGGTTCCACAATCCGGCCGTCCGGGGTCTCGCAAACTGAATCAAACGTCCAAACCTCTAGTTCAGTGTCGGTGGGCAGCCGCCACCACTTGCCGCGCCAGTGGATGCGACGTACGGACCCAGCCTGATCCAGTGGTCTGCCTGCCGTTGCCGCCAATTCTGCGGCAGTGTCGTCAGTGTCGGTTGTCTGCCATGAATGGGCATGAATGCTGTTAATGGCTTGAATGGCCCGACCCCAGTCCTCTGAATGGGGCCACGTCCTAGCCCCAGCCGGCGAGGTGATCAGCCCAAACCGGTCGTCCCACTGCCGCGCCAGCTGAATGGCTTGCCGTTGGTTGCACAGCACGGTCCCGCAGCTGAACCCCGTCGCTGTGTGGGTGATGACCCACTGCCCACGAGGTTGAATGGGCTGGCCATCCTTTATCGGCGGGGTAACCGCAAGGTGCCGACCTCTCCAGCGTGGGGAGACCTCTAGGGAGCCGGAGGCCGTTGTGATCTTGATCATGGTGCCTAGGTATGGCTTGCCGCCATCATCGCTCCAGCGCCAGCCCGAGCCGGCCTGTTGTTGTGATACTTAACAGACTGGCCAGGCCGCTTGCGACCGGTGATAGTGTTAAAGGGTATTCCGCCACACCCAGGCAATGGCCAAGCAGCAACTGCGCAAACAGCGGTTACGGGACGCACTCACCGCTTGGTGGGGTGAAACTTTTACAGCCGACTATGTGATTGACAGGAGCGGCAACTACAAATCCCAAGCGGACTGTATTGAGGAACTGGTGATCCGTCTTTATCGGGAGGCCGAAGCGTGACTGGCGGAGAATGGAACACCCAACGGGAGCGGAAGGCGCTCCAGCGTGAGCAGCGGGAACAGGAGCGCGAGCAGATCAGGCTGGAAAAACGCCAGCTACGCGACCTCCGATGGGCGATCGAGCGATCCACCATCGAGGCCAGCGACTGGGCCGACCTTTTAGCGCTCCAGCAGGCACACGGGAAAGAGGGCCCGCTCCAGCTGTTTAGGGAGCTGATTCCGTACTGGCGGGATTGTCAGCGCGTGAACGGCGGGGCCGATATCCCCCCGGACCTTTTTCCACAAGCTACGGGACTTTTTCCGCGCGACAAAGCTCCAGCCGCTCCAGCAGCAAGGGCAAAGCCTGGCAAGGGTGCCGGTCGCAAGACTCGCTCCGACTCAGGCAAAGCTCAGCCCTCCAGAAAAGTGCGAAGCCCGCAGGGCTGAGCACGCTCCAGCCTGACACCCCAGGCCGGCCACCTAACCCGTGGCCGGTTTTTCCGCCTACGGGTGAGACGCGTGAGACTGAAAATGAGACTCACCTATAGGCGGATCAGCCAATGCGTGCCAGGTATTGCTCCAGCAGGGGGCGGCACCAATACAAAGGTGCTCCAGCTGAACGCGGGTGTAGAGGTTTTGTCGCCATGAATGGCCGAAAACCCTTGCTATGAATGGCGTTTCAGGCCGAGACTTGAATGGGATTTTTGAGCGCCTCGAAGTAACGCTCCACCCGTGCCATGAATGAGTTTTCTGCGGCTTCCAGTTCAGCCCTGTCCATTGAATGGATGTTGGGGGTGCCGCAGCGGCGCGCCAGGATGATGGCTGCTCCAGTCGGCTGGAGGCCGGTAAGGTGCTTGAGGCCCAGGCTGTAGGCGCCGCACTGGTCGATGTATGAATGGCCGGGTGGGAGGCGTTCTTGGCCGTCTTGAATGGCCGTTTTGCGTCCCACGCTGGTCTTCCAGTCGGCTAGTACCAGCTCGTTATTCTTGAGGCCGATTAGGGCGTCGCAGGTGCCGGCGAAGCCGGCCGGGTGATGAATGGAAAATTCACTGGCGAAGATCTCTGTGACGTTTTCGGTGATCCAGTCGGACAGGCTGCGGGCGTAACCTGAGGCGCTCCAGCCAACCCTCGGGACGTTGGGGCGGACACGTTTGAGGGCCCATTGTGTAATTGGGGCGGGGATTCGGGCTAGGCCCTGGTCGTCCCAGTGAATGGAATTGCGCTTGTTTGCAGTGTTACGTGCCAGCTGCTGGGCAGTCTTGAGGAGATATTCGGCCTGTGAATGGGCCATGTTGCCGCGGGTGGCTGCGACATTGCGCTGTTGAGTGGCTTCGACTGGGCCGAGGCGGGCTTCCCAGCGTTCCAGTCCGCTTTTATCGCTTGTTTCCTTTAGGATGTGTGTAACACTATGGTAGATGGTGCCTTTTTGGTCTCGGTAGACCCGGAAGGGGCCAGTGTTGTCTTGTTCCAGCCTCCAACGACGCAGTGATGCCAGCGTGTCTTGTGTGTTGGAGGCCATTAGATACTCTTTCCCAAACATAGAGTACCTTGAAAATTCGGTAACGGCAAGAAAAAAGCCCCAGTGAATGGGGCCTTATGTGTACGGACGTTGTACGGACTAGGCAGCCTTGAAGGGGTTGCCTCCAGTCAGTAGGCGGCTGATGTCGAAACCGTTGGATTTGGCTTCCAGCCAGGCGGCGTCGATGTGCTCTTGGCTGCCCTTTTTGCGGGGGACGGGGCGCAGGGTGTACTCAGTCAGGAGGCCGGAGCCTTTTTTGCTGAGCTGGAAGTCCCAGGAGAGCAGGTCTTCGTAGTCCTCCATTTGGCTGATTTGATCCAGCTCTTTCAGGATGGATTTTTGGGTCAGGGAGAGGACTTGGACGGAGCCGGCGTCGAAGTTGTAGACCGGGCAGGCGATGGCAAATTTGACGTCGGCGGTGCCAGGGCCGCCGCGGCCTTCGCGGGGCTCGAAGTCGCCCATTTCGGCGATCACGTCCTCGAAAGTGGGCTCGAAATCGAAACGGAAAGGTTTGGACTTGCCTTCGGTGCTGGTGCCCCAAGTTTCGTAGAACTCAAGGGGTTCGTCCGAGAGCAGCGCGAAGCGGACAGAGCCGCCGTCAGGCATTTTGGAGACTTGCAGGTAGCCGCCGCCGGAGCTGGTGTTCGAGACGGTGGCTGAGGCGTTTTTGGAGAGGAATCCCATTGGTGTTACAGGGTGGTGTGGTCGCCGCTGGGCGGCAACCCTGTAACAGTAACACGGGATTGACGAGCTGGCTAGGCTGAGAAAATGCCCCACAGCTGGAAGGCTGCAGGGCATGGTGAACATTCTCATGTGAGACTCTAACATGTCGAGACAGATGCGCGAGCTGCTGGCTTTTGTGCGCCAGCTGCCGGTGGGGATCGCGTATGCCCCGATCTATGCCAAGGGGCAGGCGATCCAGTCCGGGAAGATCAGCAAGGGCAAGACGCCGCTGGAGCGCAGCCATCACAGCGTGATGGGGCCGGCGGATGTGGCGCTGCAGATCGAGCGGCGGCCGGATGTGTTCCAGGCGGTGGGGGCGTTTACCGGTGCTCGAAGTGGGGGACTGGTGATTCTGGACGTGGATCGCAATCTCAGCCGTCTCAAAAAGAAGTGGGGGGAGTCGCTGGAGGGTGCTCCAGTCATCACCTCGACCAAGGCCAATGCGGCCAAGTACCTTTTTCGCGTCCCAGAGGCCCTGTGGGGCGTCGTAAAGGGTTTTGGGCTGTCGGATACCGGGGCGGGCTATGAGGTGCTCTGGGGCCGCCAGGGGCTCCTCTACGGGGCTTATCCGGGCTCCAGTGATGGGAAGGCGCCGGCGGGGGAGTACGGCTTTGAGGGCGATCTGGAGGCTGTCCCAGAGGCTCCTGATTGGTTGCTGGCCGAGATGCGCGATCACGCTGGGCGTGAGGTGCAGGATGGCGGGTTCATTAAGAACCGTAAGGCGCTGGATTTCTCGGATCGAGACCCAGCTGAGGTGGCTGAGATCATTCAGTCCGCGTTGCGGGTGATTCCAGGGCAGGGCAGTGGCAGCCGGGATCATTGGGTCAAGGTGGGGATGGCGATCCACAGCGAGCTGCCGACTGACCTCGGTTTGACGCTCTGGGCGGCGTGGTCTGCAGAAGACCCCGAATTTTCACAGGATTGGGCCAGTGGCAATCCTTGTGAGGAGGTCTGGAAGTCCTTCAGGAAGGGGCCGGTGAGCCTTGGAACGCTGTTCTGGATGGCGGACCAGCAGATGCCCGGGCGGTTGTGGCTGTCCGAAGATCTGCGGAAGGTTGTGGAGGACGTTGAGGCCGATAACGTCACCCGCATTCGGCAGGTTGTCATCACCTACGCCGAGGTGATTCGGCGGGCGAAAGAGATCCAGCAGCTCCAGAACCCGGCTGAGGCCGCGCACGCCATGAATGTGCTGGCGCTGGAGGCTGGATACCGTGACGCTGGGGCGCTGGAGCGGTTGCTGATCGCCCAGATGCAGTTCGAGCAGCAGGACGATGAAATGGCGATGAGTCGGCTGCTCGAAAAAGATTTGAAGTTTGAGTACCTGATTCCTGATCTGCTGCCGTGCCCTGGGACCGTGATGATTCACGGCGCTGGTGGCGATGGCAAGTCCATGTCGGCGTGGACCATTGCCAAGCATGTGGCGCGGGGGATTCCGTTCTCCGTGCGGGGCGACCTTGTTCCGGTGCAGGCGGGGCCGGTCTTGATCCTTAATGGCGATCAGAGCGAGGTGCAGGTGCAGCAGCAGCTGCGGGATCTGGAGTTCCAGGCGCAGGATCCCGTGACGGTGGTGATGGGGTGGGATCTGAACTGGTACTACCGCTTCGTCAAGTTGATCGAGAAGCACCAGCCGAAGCTGGTCATCATCGACTCGATTACTGGCTGCAGCAGGGGGTCGGCGTTCGACGAAAACAAGAAAGAGTTTGCGAGCCCGATCTACTGGCTGGCAAACAACAACGGCAGGACGTTCCCGGCCTGCACGATCCTGCTGATCCACCACGCCAACAAAACCGGCGGGTTCCGGGGCTCTACGGCTATTCGGGACGCTGTGGATGAGGTGTGGGGGCTGCGGAGGCCCGATAAGCGCCAGGTCGAGCAGACCGGCTACAACGCCCGCCTCATCACCGTCGAGAAGTCCAGGGCCGGCAGGGATGGCTCCAGGCTGCTGATGAAGCTGGAGAACGACCTCACCTTCTCGCTGGCGGACTACGTGGAGATCGACGTGGATAGCGCCAGCCCGGCCTCGATTGTGGATCGGGTGCTCCAGCGCCTCAGGGCGGCGTATCCGAGGGCTATGAGCCGCTCTGACCTGGCTGCGGATGCTCTGTGCGGTGGAAGTGTGGCCGCAATCGGCAAGGCGCTCCAGAGGCTTTCCTCGCGGGGTTTGGTGGAGGTGGCTGGACAGTCCTCCACCGGGGCCCGTCCTTCCAACTTGTACCAGGCTGTTCTCTCGCGTGATATGTGTGTGTATATGTGTCCCGAAATGGGAAAACCCAGTCAGGGACTGGGAAGTAAAAAAGGACAACCCTCGGACGTGTCCTCTTTTGCTGGGGCTGCTGGAGCAAAAGAGGACAACCCCCCTACGTGTCCCGATTTACTTTCCAGTCATACCAAGGGATCTGACATAAAAGGACAGCTTTTGGAAGACTCCCCAAGGGGAGAACGCACGCCAGAGGAGCTGGAGGCGCTGATGCAGGAAGCCGCACGGGTGTGGGACTGATGGGACAGTTCGAGCCGCCTAACTTTTTCCTAGGGCTGCTGCGGGTTGCCGCGTGGCTGTTTTGGAGGGATCCAGTGGCCAAGTCCGACAAGCCCCAGGCACGGCCACCGCGGAAGCCCACGTTGGGCTACACCGTCGGTGACATCCCCTTCGAGCTGCTCGCCATCGTGCGGGTGGCTTGGTACCGCCGCGGCATGGCCTACGAGGTCGAGGAGTACCAGATCGAGGAATGCCCGGACGCTCAGGCCCAGTTCCACTACATCGTGGGTGGGGCCCTCAAGCAGGGCGCTGACGTCTGTGTGCTGACCCAGTACCAGCCAGAGGAGCTGGGGGTGCCCGTATGACCTTGGAGCTGTTCCTGACGGTGCTGGCGGTCTACGTGGTGATCTGCGTCGTGATCCTGTGGGTCTGTAGCAAGCTGCTGCCCTAGCCGGATTGTTGCGAAATGCGACAGGGGGGTGTTGACGCCCTCCTGTTTCTGTGTAACGCTAAGGGCAAGCCCGCAGAGGCGGGCCCTTCATTTCTGTATTACAAATGGAAACTACTGCTGTTGACAACAACAAGTTGATGCCCTGGTACTACGCCGTCAACTGGGGCGCCATGCTGCTGGAGCAGCACATCATCCGTATGGAGGCCATTGGCCTTGATGTGCAGTTGCACAAAGACCGGCTGGCTGAGCTTGAAGACCTCAAACAATTCCTCAGCATGAGCTGGGACATGTGGCTGCACCAGACCACACCGACAATGGAGGAAGGCAAATGAGCCGGGTACTGAGCATTGATGAACTGCGGTTTGAGGATGATGGGCTTCTGGTTGTTGATGCCGTTGTCGATGACGCTGTTGTGGTCCGTCCGCAGACGCACCTGGACCCCCAGGAGTGGGGGCCTGCCCTGTGCCGAGGCTCCCTCTACCTTTCTGACGAAGACCTGATCCCAGCGACCGATGCCGAACTCTGCAGACTCCTGTCAGAGCGCGTCGATGACTGGGCGCCCATCGACACGTCCGATTGGGACGACTGAGGCCCGCGAGCTTCGCAACGCTGACGACTACGACGACTGGGATTACGGCACAGAGCCCATCCCAGGCGACACGCACTGGGTCCGGGCTCGTACCCTGACCCAGTTGTACCGCCACCTCATCTACGTGTTCGCCACCAGCGACACCATCAGCTCCACCCGCCTCGCCGAGCTGGCCATCTACGAGATTCTCAAACTGAGACTCACGGATCTCA